AGTAGATTCCTGTTCGATAGTTCGATCTATTTCTGTTTTCTCTATAATTTGACTGGCTGCTCTCGTTACTATTTCTAGCGTGAAGTCTGAGCCAGCTGTTGTCATGTTGAAGACTGAATCTGAATCTGCTATTCCTCCAGAGCTTGCTGAAGTATGAGTTATATTGTCTCCAGACCATTTCTGTAATGCTGCTCCATAGGTGGTTGTTACTATTTCTTCTTCTATATCGACTGTTGTAGTTGTTGTACTGTTCATCGACCCTTGGGTGAAGTTGGGTTGAACTAATTCTGCTCTTGCTACCGTGGGTGATGCCAGTAGGAAGAGTAAAAGCCATTTCTTCATTCTTCCTTTTTCTTAGCCATAGGACAATTTACAGGTTTGTTGTTGCCACTATTCTTATTACCAGTGGTCAAACCAAAAGTTGCAAGTGCTCCTGTAAATACACTGGCAACGAACGTGATATCTGAGTTACCTGATTTCTTAACCATAGGTAACTCTACATAATTCATAGTTATTATAAATCCTGACCAAACAACAACGCCAAGTCTGACGAATGTTCCAAGAATCTGGATTTGATGTTCTTGATCCTCTGCTGCATCTTTTAGCTTACCGAGGAGTCCCTTTTTTTCTTCTTCTGGCGGTTTTCCTTCCATTTATCAACTTTCTTTTGTAAGAACTTTTGGATTTGTTTTTTAAGTTTATCGAATAAAGGTGTAGCAAGGGTGGTAGTAGCTACAGCTGCAACAGCTGCATAAGTAGCGGTGGCTACTACTTCTGCACTAGGTAAGGGTAGATCTATTTTAATTACAGGTACTCTAAGAGTTTGCTGTTCTGTAGTTGTCGTTTCTTCTTCTTCAGTAGCTTCTGGAATCTCTTCTAATTCAACACCTTTTGGAGCTGTTAAATTTTGAGGAGGTATAACTACAGGAGGGAATATAGGCATTTCTGCAGTAGGCGGCTCTAGAGGGATGCTAGGCATATCTAGAGCTGCTGGTAGTTTAGTGTTACTAAGTTTTATGGATGGTATTTCCATTTATTTATGTGCCCAGTACAAATAAGTACTGTTATTACTGTTTACTTTACTGTCGTTATCTACAATATTGAATCCAGTACCAGTTGTATTAACGAAATTCTGTTCTTCTGCTTTAGTATCAGGAGCATTTAGGAACATCATTAATTCATTACCACTACCATCTAAATCTAGATAAGTATTTTCAAACATACACCAACTACTGTTAGCCTCTAGTTTTTTGATTACTAACCAACGTGGTACGAATCCTAATGTAATACTAGGACCACTATTACTACCATTACCAGTATAAGTCCCTACTTTATTAATCTCGCTATCTCCGAACGAGTACATCATAAATTTACCACCATTGGCATTAACATTACTATTACTACCAAGAGACATATGGGTTTTAGTCGGATCTGTATTATTCCAATAGCCACTATTCGTTCCATATGAACTAGTATCATCTAGTCTATGGTATTTAGTATTTCCTGAAGCTGCCAAATAAACATACCAGCCTGAATCAGAATCTAATCTTTTGACCCAGATCATCTTCGGAGCTTGGGCTAATCCATGCCTAATCATTCTATTACTACCGTTACCTATATAATGAAAAGCACTAAATCCATAGCTATGTTTAAACATAAAAGCATGACACTCAGTAGCAATATGACCAGCAATATACTCATGATAGCCGTTATGATACCAGAATTTCTGTGATGTTGTACCAACGCCATTAACAGGACTTCCCATATTACGGGCTTCGTTTAATTCCATACCACCGTTAGTATCACCTTGAACTCTATGAGCTGTCATGGTACCAGTTTGTCCATTAACATCACTGTTAATTCTCTTCATTATTACCCAGTCAACTAGATGATTAGGTGAATCGAATATTGGTTTATCACCATAAGTACCACTACCTTGATCTGCAGTATAGTATTTAGTTCCATCTGTAACAGTTGAGTCAAGGACTGCTCCATGTCTTTCTCTAATACTTATATAATAAAAATCATCAGTAGTAGCAATGTTACCACTCCATTTAGTCCTGAAACCTTCTGGAGTCGGTTCTAAAGCATCCTCAAAATTCTGAACAGTTCTTCCACCATTTATAGAATTTCTTCCTCCATCACCACCACCGATACATGCTCCCATTGCTTCTCCATCTTCCATGTTGCCATTGTCATCTTTATGCTCATATTCAGGCTCCCATTTCACCATACTATCTAAAATAGTAAAATGACTTCTAGGCTGCTGCGTAGCGTTACCAGCATCCAGTTTATACATTAGACATCCAGATTGGAAATCATTATCAATATATTGCCAACTGGTACTACCTGTCCACTTACCACAATGGATTATTTTTTCATCACCATTTTCACCGAATTTAGCTTGACCATGACCCCATAAATAAACTACATAGCTCCTTCCACTCTGGTTTGAATACCCTGAATTACCAACAGTGAAGTGGGTGGCAGTAGGATCTGTTGCAGCCCAAATATTATTATCTGTACCCCAATCACCGTAGGAATTTATACTAAATGTTTTATTATTACCAGCTTCTCTATGGTAAGCACCCCAAGAAGCTGAAACATTATAAGCTTTGATGAGCATAAATCCGGGGGCAGATTTTAATCCATGTGCTATTTGCCTACTAGATGTACCGTCCCCATCATATTTTACGACATCAAAAAAATGTGGAGCTTTTCTAAAAGTCCAGCATCCGTATCTTTTGGGATCTGAGGAAGTAAAGTTTTGGTTAACATTGCTACTACCTCCCATTCTAAAACCAGTAGAATAGAATTGATCGATAACACTATTATCGGTAGTTTCAGCTGCATTTGTATTAGCTCTTAATACTTTTGTCATGCCTCTTTCAGAGTCTACCATGACAGCATCATCACCATCTTCAGTTCTTTGTGCTATCCATACCATTCCACCTTCATTAGCTAGATCTATATTATTAGTCCAAGTACGTTGACCGCCATTTCCTTCCCATAAAGCAGCCTCAAAGACTCTATCTAGGTAAACAGGGTCGGCGGCGGCCCCTGCTCCTAGTAACATTTGTTGTATACCCATATTAACTTAACCCCGCACCTGAGATGTAGCAAACACTTGAAGTTGACCATAAGATAGTAGCCATTCCTCTACTAGCTAATGTTCTATTGCCTGTTGAAGAATCTGCTGTATTGTAAATCGTTACTCCTGAACCTTGAGTAATAGTCATATCTGAACCACTATTATTAATAAGTGTTATTGCGTCACCAGATGAGAATACACTGTTTGGAACTGTGGTTGCATTTCCACTTGTAGTAACATGTTTACCAGCATCAGAAGCAACTAATGTATAAGCACTACCTTGATTGTTAGCAGGTATAGATCTTACATTACCCTTTGAATCTGATACCGTTCCAGCAAACGTGGCGTTTTGTGAGCTATTTAGTCTAAAACCTTCTGTACCTGCAGTTTCTATCGTAACTGTATCGTTAGCAGGAAATCTTATTTTTGTGTTTGTATCACCGATATGAGCAATCTCATCGGCAATATCTAAATCACCAGCAATCGATACCGCAGCAGCAAACGTGGCGTTTTGTGAGCTATCTAAAGTTAGGGCTGTTGTATTATCAACCTGAAAAGTTATATGACTACTGTTTTTATTCTGACCTGGATCAGCTTTAAAAGTTAAAGAACCATCAGTTGCACTTGGTACAATTTCAGACTCCCCTGCTAATAATTGAAGTCTAGGTGTTGCGTGTTGAGTGATTCTTAATGCTTCTGTTTCTGTTCCGCTATTCTTTGTGTAAAATCTTAAGTCTCCATCATCGGCACTACTTCCTGTATATCCAGTAATTCTAGATACTTGAGAAGTACCAGAATTACTGAAAATAAGACTTCCATTTACAGTATTAACGCTGTTGTTTTGTTGTTGGAAATCTGTATTGCCACCTTTTACTTCAACATTTCCCGAACTGTCAATCCGAAACTTTTCACTACCATCAATTTTTATTCCAAATAGTGAAGATCCTTTCTCATTATCTTTATCAACTTCTAAATAAAGATCACCACCAGAACCATCAAACATTGCCTCTGGAGTTCCAGTTGCGTCACTATCAATAAGTTTTATTTTTGGTGCTGTACTTTCTACGGTTAGAAGACCACTTGTTGTCAAAGAAGTAAGCGTTCCAACAGAAGTAATTGCAGATTGAGCAGCACCCGTAACTGTGGCTGCTGTTCCAGATGCATTACCTGTTACATTACCTTCTACGTTAGCTACAAGGGTACCTGTTGTAATAGATATATTACCAGTAGAACTTGCTGTACCTGTTGTAGTACCAACAGTAAATTTATCAGCACTTTCATCCCAAGCAATAATAGCATTATCACCTGTAGATCCACGCTCAATTAATATACCAGCATCATTAGCATTAGAGCCTGCTCCACTGTTTAATTCTAGTAGGTTATCTGTAACGGTTGTATTTGTTGTATTAACTGTAGTAGTTGTACCGTTAACTGTAAGACCGCCACTAATTGTTAATGATCCTGTGACACTTACACCACTTGAACTTGTTGCTAATTTTTCAGTAGAATTTGTACCATCACTATAATAAAGTTTTACATAAGCTCCATCAGAATAGATTATGTCATTAGGAACACTATTCCTAACGTTAAATTTCGGACCTTTTATTTCTACTCCATTAGTAGCAGTACTATGAATATTGGTTCCTGTTGTTGTGTTAAATATTTTTAATACTTCAGAACCAGAAGCTCCAAACATAATCCCTTCATTACCTCCAGAGGTAGATGAAAGACCGTTTGTAAATCTAATAATATTTTGATCTTGAAGAGTTAAATTCGCATTAGTCGCAAATTCAAGAGCATTATCTGACTTATCCCATACTACATTTGCAGAATCTCCAGTAAGTGTTACATCTCCTGTAAAAGTAGCTCCCGCTAAACTAGCTTTAAGTGCATCAGCTGTATCTACATAAGCTTTAACTGATTGCTGGCTAGGAGGTCTAGTAGCACTGTTAGTAGACATGTTGTCTTCATCTATTAAAGACAAATTAGCTGATTCTTTAGCAAGTGGAACACCACCAGCTGTGCTGCCATCATGGACAACAAGTGTATCTTTAGTTGTATCTACAGTGACTTCTCCTTCTGCACCAGTGAAGCTACTGTGTTGTGAGGTTGTACCTCTTCTTAATTTTAATAATTTTGCCATGGTTATGAAAGTGTTCCGAAGTCAATTTGTAAATTATTACCGCTAACAGTTCCAACCTCTGTGAGGTTTTTATCGTTGCAGTCTAGGTGTCCACCTAATTCAGGTGTAGTATCTTCTGATATGTTTGATAAACCAGCTGCTGCTGTAACAGTCCAAGTTGTACCATTATAGTATTTCAATACATTTCCAGTAGAATCATACCATAAATCTCCTTCATGTAAAGAGCTAGTAGGAGCTGAAGATGCAATTCTATATACTTCAGCAAAGTTATTTATACTTGATAAATTACTTACAGTTGTACTAATATTTGAGTTAGCTGCAGCTACTGTAGATACATTAGAACTAATACCTGCAACTGTATTTACACTGCTTATATTTCCTGCTGTAGTATTAACATTAGCAATGCTGCTAGCTACTGTATTTATATTATTACCTGTACCAGTAGTCAAAGCATCTGCAATAGAACCTAAATCTTCAGCAAATGTAATCTGACCAGATACTATAGCTATGTCTTGTAAAACACTAGCAGTAGGAGTAGCAGCAGAGAATCCATCACCAGCTGTCCCATCATATATCATTAGTGCTTTATTTGATGATGAATCAAACCAAAGATCACCATTTGATAATGAGTTACCTCCACCATCTTGAGTAGGTGCAGAAGTAGCTATTTGATATAGATCAGCAAAATTATTTACATCAGTTAAGTTCGTAGCTACTGTATTAACATTTGATATAGATCCAGCTACTGAAGTAATGTTAGAATTAGCACCAGCTACTGTATTTATATTTGTTGCATTACCTGCTACAGAGTTTATATTTGTAGCATTGCCTGCTACTGCATTTACGTTACTTACATTAGTAGCAACTGTAGTTACTTCTGTTGCTTTTGGTACTTGCCTATGGAATGCATAAGTATGTAATGTTGAAGTTGTTTCAACAATAAGACCAAATGTAGCAGCATAAGTAGTGCTATTTGCTAAACCTGTAATAGTTACTGTATTACCAGAGCCTGCACCGTTAGCAATCGTTGCCACTCCAGACCCATTTGAGGTAAGGTTACTAGCGAGAGCCTTGATACTAACAAGAGTACCTGACCCATTATTAACGTCAGGGTTAGCAGCGGGAAAAGATGTTTCATTTGCTATTGGTACAAAGCCACCTACATCATCAACAAGATCAATAATCCTGTCATTAATAGCAGCGGTTGTAGCTATTGTTGTGTCGTTATCTGGGAATGATTGACCATCTTTAATTGTATCACCAGAGCTTATATTGAAATATCTAGCATCTGCTGCTGAAGTAGTAAAGAATGATGTATCGTTTACAGTTGCAGTTGCTTGCTCACTATTGGTTACAACAGTAGCTCCATTCAATTTAGTTGAAGTTATAGAACCATCTGCATAATGCTCATTATCTAGAGCACCTGCTGCGATGTGTTCAGAGTTAACTTGGTTATCACCTATTTTATCTCCTGATACTGCGTCAATTCCTAATTTGCCACCTGTTACCGAACCGTTAACAATTTGTGAACTATCTACGGAGTTCGCAGCCATGTTTGTAATTGTTATAGTTGCAGCAGCAATCTTACCTCCAGTGACAGCTGCAGCTGCTATATGCTCTTCGTCTATAGATCCATCTACATAGTGCTCTGAATTGATGCTTGTATCAGCAATATTATCACCATCTACGCAATCATTAGCTAATTTAGGATGTGTTATTTGAGCATCTTTTATATGTTCAGTATCTATTGATTGAGCTACATAATGTTCTGAATTAATAACATCATCAGCTATCTTACTACCATCTATTATATCAGCAGCTAAGTGTACTCTATCTATAGATAAATCTATATAGTGTTCTGAGTTTAAAGAATTATCAGCAATCTGAGCACTTGTAACTGAATCAGGTCCGAGAGCTGTAGTATCCACAGAGTTTGCAGCATAGTGCTCTGAATCAATAGAATCAGCTACGATATGTTCTGAATCTACACTATCATCTGCTATTTTAGTTCCGTTAATTGCATCGGCTGCAATCATTGCTCTAGCAACTGTTCCTGTATCACCTGTAGTTATTACTGTACCTGTTATATTAGGTAAGGTAATAGTATTATCAGCAGTAGGATCAGCTACTGTTAAGGTTGTCTCATTAGCATTATCTGTTGCACCTTCAAATTTGATATCAACATCTTCTCCTAAAAGAAGGTGTCCTGTCATTGTTGAACCACCAAGTTTACTAACGTATCTGGCGGCAACTTCTTGAGTAGTGTATAAGTTTTGAGTGAAGTTATCGTTTAAATCCTCAGATTTAATTGCTGAACCTGCATAAAAGGTGGCTGCTAGGCTGTCAGAGTCTGTCTCTCTATATATTAAAATTTTTGAGTTGTTGCTTGGAGCAGTATTAAATTGTAGTGTCGTAGCATTTGGAATGGTAAATGCTGTAGTTACGACCGAATCAAGAGATGCTTTTATCTCTGATTGCTTAAGATATGGAAATGTAAAAGAGTAAGTAGTGGTGGACCCATTACCCGTAAATGAGTTTTGTGTAACAGCCATAGTAGTTGTTAGTTAGCCATCTGTAATAGTGTTCTTGTTTCTAATTCTTTTTTCTGTATATCTGATGCTCCTTGAACATCACCTTCACTCAAATATTTATTAGCTCTTTGTTGCATTAGAATAGTATTGCGAACAGACTCTTTTTCTGCAAGATATCTTTGTTCAGCAATTATTTGAGCATCTTTTATTATTTTATCTATCTCTCTAAATAAAGGTAACTTTTGAGTTTCTAGTTTAATCCTCTCATTATCTAAATCTCCTCCAGTAACTCTATGACCACGTAAAAGTCCTATCTGTTTCCTATACTTTTTATTCTTCATTAAAGGTATAAGTTTTTTATAGAGTTGTTGTTCACCTATATATTTATAAATCTGTTCTCTTTCTTCTGGTTGGTAATCATATGATCCAGTAGAATCTCTCTTCAATCTACTTAACCCATCCCATCCAGTTGTAAGTAACCACTGTCTCCAAGGTTCTGCAGTACCACTAATTTTAATAGGACTGATTGAATTAAGAAATCTAAGCCATGGATTCTGTAGATCGTTAAGAGCTTGACCAGTCCAAATATCAATCTGCTCTGGTAAAAAACTAGAAGCTATAGGTATTTTGTTCTGAACATATTTAGGAACACTACTCTCTAAATCTTTTTGTGAAGATGTAATAGCATTACTTATTACACCAAGAGCACCTGATTGAGGTATAAATGCTCTAGTT